GCGCCTCTAAAGGGGACAGGGAATGAAGGTCGGCGTAACGCTACCGCCTTCCCACCGGGCAACGGATTCTTAACAAACTCGTACCCTTGGGCTTGGTAGTAACTGTATAGTTCAGAGAAGTCACCGTCTTCTAAAATATTGAGATGGGCATTCTTCTGGACATCATCCATATGTGACCGTAGTAGGACAAGATCCTCACTAGTCAACTGGGCAGCACGCGCATAGGCCAACGCTGCCATATCATCCGGTTCGTTCAGGATCCGAAAGATATCTTCTCCATGGATCTTACGAGACAGAGTAATAACATTGTCTTCTATATCAGCGATAACCCGTGCCACCACATAGTCTGTTTTCCCCTTCATCCAATTGGCAGTCAGACGGGCCATGTCCGCCATGATTTCGCTGTCTCGCTCACCAAACTTGACAGTCCGTCGCATATATTTCTTGCCTTCAATCCACTTAGATCCCATATAACCGATACCCGGAAAGAACATCCCCTCAGGGTTGACACCCCCACCAGTTGTAGTTAGCGACATCTGCCCTTCACCGGAACCCAAGAACTTCCAGTACCCCTCCCGTGTCGCTAGGGTGGGGACGGTGGCTCTACTAGCCCGTGGAATCGGAGAGAGTAGATCGTCGCCAAGGGTGATGTACCCGCCGTCTGATCCGATAATCACATCACCGGGCTTCAACTTGCCAGACCAAGCATCTACAAACTTGTGTTTTACCCCTTCTCCCACATCGTCAACCAGAACAACAACGGTGTCCCGTGCCCTCTGATGCCACTGAAGCATCTGAGGAATCACCGGATCCAATCCGGGTTTTGCACGCGACAACTCTGCGATATCATTTGCTTTCCCGGTAAGCGCCATTGCTTCTCTTTCCAGCACCGCTGCATCTAGCGCCGGTAACCCTTCTGCTGCACGGGTATCCCTAATCCGTAGCATTGCGTCTTGAATCTCATCTATATCACCGAAAGTCTTATTGATAACTTTTATCAAGTTGTTCTGACCGCGAGCCTGTGCCCTGAGGCTTATATTGATCAGCCCCAAGGTCCGTAGTTGGCGATGTTCTGACGCCCATTTCATAACCTCATCGCCGTACTGCCTCAGCCCTTCCCTGAAGGCTCCATAGCCTGCGAGTGGCACCTTCGTTCCGGGATCTGTGGCATGTTCCAAAGCCGTCATGGTTTCCCACAGATGCAACTGGAATGGGCCTGTACCGCCACCACGAAGTCCAGCCTTGGCACGTTTGACTATCTTCATATAGAAGCCGCCCATATACATGGTCGGGTCAAACAGGATCTCTGTAGCCATCGCCCCGGTGAACCCGACAGCCTTACCCATAAAGTTTTCGGGAGTCGCATCAGGCAGGAACAGGTTGCTTCGGTTGTATTTCCGAATCGAATAGTGGAAGGAGTCCAGACGGCGAGACTCCAATGACGCTCTAGCGGCTAGGGAATCAGCAGAAGTCAGCGTCCTATACCAAGACAGATACCGGTCATTGGCCCAGTCGATAGATCGACCCTGCTGCTTGGCCTGTTCAGAGAAGTATTCGTATACTCCTGCTACACCATCTTCAGAGATAGATTTACGAAGAAGCATTGTTGCTTCAGCACCGATGAGATCAATCGAATGTTCAACGGCCTCCTTGGAGAAGGAGTCGCTTTCGAGTTTGACCTTGTTCCACGCTTCCCGCCATGTTGGAGGCTTACTAAACGCCCACGGGTCTTCTAGGTCATCCAGATAGTTTAAGGATCGACCGAATCGTTGAGCGAACCGACTCAACTTCATTACGCCATGTTCCCAAACGCCACCAGCAACCTTGCCGGTAGCAAACCCGACCGCCCGAACCGGAGCCAACACCCCCTTTACGACTGTTCCGGCGAACGTATCTGATCCGATTATCGGATTCCTATACAGGAACTCTTCCGGCATCAACGGCCAGTCCCATGTGGCTATACGCTGCCACAGAGGCTTATCCTCTTTCGGTTCGGGAATCTGATACCCCGCACCCGACAACAGATTCCTAGTCGCCTGAGGTAGCCGATTGAACTCAGAGGACTGCATCCTCTCAGGCAGCGACTCCATGAACCCCTTCATCTCATTCAATGCAACCTGATCACTAGCCGTCAACATGGTTTCCAGCATGTCGCTATCAGACAGATTCGACTGTGCCAGATTGACCATGGTCGAAGGCTTTATCTGAAAGAACCGGTTGGCCTGAGAATCCAACATCAGGCCCATACGCTGCCCGTAGGCTAGGTTATTAATAGCCTGACCATCAGATGGATTCGACCATGAAGAATAGGGAGCCGGACGCCAATTAGCCATTACGCAGAATGGCTTCCATCTGCTGTGCAGCCAGTACCACTGAATTATGGGTTGAATCCGCTGCCCAATCCTTCAACACCAGAGCAGCACGCATATCGTTAGTAACCTGCATCTCTCTAGTAGGACGTTGAATGTTCTGACCGGGTGCCGTTAACGGTGTCGCCGTATTCGGGAAACCCGACGCGGCCTCAAGAGGATCCTGCATGGGCTGCTGTGGCTGCTGTGGGCCTGCGGCCACCGCTCCGGGGGGAGGAGTGCCGGGAGGCTGGGCAGCCGTATCACGAAGCGGTATGGCCTTCTGAGCGGCCTTCTGCTCTCCTGATTCCTGATAGGCACCACCGGCCTCCAAGCCGGGGGCCTGAGGCTTCTGAGTCGGAGGATTACCCTTATTTGCTCGTACCATTACTGTGTCCTCAAGGCATCAACCATCTGACGAGCCGACTCAGGAGAGAACCCCGGCGGACCCTGCGGACCCTGCTGGGCGGCACCCTCCGGTCCAGCAGCCAAACCTAATGCTTGTTCTGGGGCCATCATCTGGCCCTCTCCGGGGGGAGGAGCCTGTGCAGCCTGCTCTTGTCGGATCTCTTCGTCGGCCTTCTCTATGGCCTCAAAGATGTCAAGACCCTTCTTACGGTGCTTCTCAATTTTAGAGACATACACCACCGGCAACTGACCGGACAAAGCCTGCTGCTGGATCGCTGCCAAGACGGCCTCTTCCAACTGTTCCTCATCTACCCTGCGTCCTTCCATCTCAGCATCTTCAATGAACGGATGTTTGGTACGGAAGGTACGAAGACTGATGCCCTTCATGGAGAGCAACTGCCCCAACTGGATAGTCGTACCCTGAATGTCCGCACCGGGAATAGAATGCGACACCACGTTGTCGTTGATTTCGAAGTGTTCCCTTGGCGTGAACTCCACCTGCCCGAAGTCGCCGGGGTAACCGGTATACATGGAGAACTTCTTCCGACCGAAGTAACCCTTGTAGGAGGCGAAGATGCATTCGTTCATATACGGCAGATGCGCCTCCATGATCTCCTGCATTTCCTGAATGCGCGGGTCCAGCGCCGCACCCATAAGTGCATCAATGCCTCTACCAGTACGAAGAGCGCCATATGTCTCTCCGCCGATCTGCGGGACCGTGCCTGTGGAGATTCGGGCATTTCGTTCCAACCGGTCGATGGCAATGTTAGTGGACGGATCAGGTGCCGACCGCAGTTCCCCGATGGACTCGGCGTCCAAAAGGACGTTAACTTGGCCTTCTCGGCCATCTTTCCACTCGCCACCGACGATCATCGGCACCTGACCCGACCGACCTATGATATACCTATCAGGGAAGATTGCCTTCTCCTGAGCGATAATTTCCAAAGCCATCATCTTCGACATCAAATCAACGATGCCGACGATATTGGAAATGGACGACGCGATCCTATCTAGAGTAATCCGTCCGGGCGTGATGACACACGGCATACCAGCCTTGTTGACAGCCCGTGAAAGTTCCTGCGTTGACGAATGAAGCCCGTACACCTGATTGTAATGTTCATATCGTGGCCCCATGATACCAATAACGATGTGTTCGTCATCGATCCATTCGATCATATCCCATAGTTCCTGATTGCTTCGATCATCCGGCGGGACAACGCCGCCATTCTCCTGACGGGCATTCGGGTAGTGGCTACGAATCCATGCCCCAGACTTGCCGTGGATAAAGCCACAGTTAGCCGGTGGATCGACATCCTCGTATGCTTTGGGTTCTGGGTATACGCCAAGTGGATCGCGTACATCGATACGGGGTATACCCTTATCGAAATCGGGAGAAACAAGAATGCAAGAAGTGGCATATCCGGCTAGATGCCGATAAGCACGACGTATCTTGACTTTATACTTTGACTGGTACCATGTTCCGGCCAATGCCCTGCGACGAATATCTGCATACTCGCGTGATCGCACCCCCCGCTCTTTGGAGGGGTCAACAGCAGGACACCCGATGAACGGCATAACCGACGCAGCCCGTTGAGCCACCGCATCGATATTCTCTGCAATAAGAGCAGGGGTCAACGGTGGAAGAATAGGTTCCCCTTCCATAGTAGGAAGCGGAATGACATAATCTCCGTTGTATCTTTCCTTGACATCCAACATACGCTGAAGTAAGACAGAACTACCGTCCTGTCTTATCTTGATGATCGATACAATCTCGTCAAATGTATACATCAAAACACCTTCGCTGCGTTTGTAGGCACAACTGATCCCCACGGTAGTCCCTTATAACTGAATTGTGAAGTATCCAAGTCAAATGACTGCTTCCGCTGCCGCCACAAAATCCAGATAAACCACAACGCCATTACCTGATCCTGTCTAAGTTTAGTTCCACGTTTCAACGGACGCCATGCCTTCAACTGCCGAACCAGCAAATCGGACTGATGGCGGGTCGAAGGGTCGTCTGCATAGGGAATCTCAATCTCGCCGCGCATAAACGACAACGCCATCGACGGAACACCAATATCCTCGTCGTACTTGTTCATACCCGTCAGATGCTCTCTGACCCTGAACCCGTACCTTTTGGTCATTTCTATAAGACGTTCGTCCCTTGACAACCCCTTCTGGAACACCATCGCTTCAATAACAACATCGGACACGCTGCTACCGTTACGACCACATTGAAGGATCGTGTCCTCCACGATGCCTAGAATCTGCTCATTCCGGGTCAATCCCACATCCTCACGGATAAATAGGATCTTCAACTTGCCTTCATGGGGTGTAGCGGCAATAACACAGTTATTCGACCCCAAAGCAGGGTCTAAACCAATGTAAATAGAACAGTTCTCAGGTGGCTCATTATTTACAGATCGAAGCGGATTCAGGCACTTTTGGATGGCTTCGTCCGTAAATGTCGCAGTAGCCGAACTGGACGGCTGCTGCATGTAGTTCCGCGACCACGCTTCCTCTCCGACCTTACGACGGATACGGTCCAACTGCTCCAATGAGAACATCTCCGGCCACAACGGAGCCGGTTCACCATCATCATCTGTAACAACTGCTGGAAATCGGATCACCTTTAGAATATCCTCTTCGATCCCGTCCATGACCCGCTCGTAGAAGTCATCCTCACCGACACGGGTACCGTTGATACTGGTTCGACCTCGCTCACCGGGACGAGTTAGCCAGTCCTGCCGGAAAATCTCGAACATCTGTTCGGTCAGGTTCAGAGACACCCTTGACTGGATATCATCGATATGTAGGTGATCGGTACGGGTACCGGCGATCTTGGACCGCCATCCCAATGAAACCATCGAATAGTCGCGCTCGTCATGTCTGGCTTTCTTGAATACGCTAAAGTAATCAGCGCCCCAAGGCTGCGCGGTTTTACGCCCAGACTGGTTCTGGGGCACAAACGGACCAAATTTTGCTACATAACGGGGGAATGGACCTTGAGGTTCCATCCGGGAACGTATACGCCCAAGAATTTTGCGAGCCATGTCTTGGCCCTCAGATCCGACCGTGATCCTGAATTCAGGATTCGTAGCCAGTTTGTAGCAGAAGTAGTCCTCGGCAAGCGTAGTCTTGCCATGTTCCGGTGGCCACAAGATGAGGGTGATGTTGCCGGGTGGTGTGTGTTCATACGCTTCGATGGCTTTGAGATGGAACCATGGGGAGAGGTTCCCGAAATACTGACTTCGGAAACTCTGGAACGAGCCGTCCCAGTCCTTGCTACCGCCATCAGCCAGAGCCTTGGCCCGTATGGCGTCGGCTCGTTCACTAAATTCGGGGATACGTTGTCGCCACTTATCATACGCAGACCGTGTGACACCAGCGATACTGCACGCCTTAGAGATAGTTCCATGCTCCGCGAGTCCTTCAAGGAAGAGTTCGCGGGTCTTCTTGCCCCTGACTTTGCTGACGTTGCCGCCGTCCTCTTCTGCCGTAGTATCAGTCATGGGCCAGCATGGTCTAAGAGTGGTCGAAGATCGACTTCGCTACCACTAACTCAATCGTTTCTGAGGCAACCACAACATCATCACTAACAATCTTGACAGTGTGGGTACCGACCTGATCTAAAGAAATATCGACAAAGTAGATGCCGTCACCGCTACCAGTCTGAACAGCCGGTGTGACACTACTCCCGTCAGGCTTCCGCTGCGTAGCAGTAGATGAAGTAGCAGTCAGAGTCCCCGCCGTCTTGAATGTAGCGGTAACTCGCACCTGATCGCCTACGTCGTATGTAGCCATTAGACTCCCACCAACAGTTCTAAAGTATCCTGCTGTTCTTCTTCCTTACTGCTACCAATAATATCATTTACACTAAGAGTCAATTCTGGCTGCGGCACCCTATGTTGGATTACCGGCTGACTCAGCGTTGCCGTACCCGTTACCGCTGCAATAACCGGTATTTCTCTAACAATCGTCGCAGCAACAGTCGCCGCACCAGTTACAGCAGCCTCAACTGGTATCTCCCTGACAATCGCCGCAGTAGCCGTACCAGTACCCGTTACCGCCGCTTCCATAAACTGCGCTGAAGTAATCGCCGCAGTAACAGTAGCCGTACCAGTAATCGCCGCTGTAAGTCCGGCTGTTTCGATAATGGCCGTTACGGTCGTGGCTGAACCGGTGATCGCCGCCGTAATGAACGCTTCTTCTACTATCGCCGCAGTTACAGTCCCCGTACCGGTAATCGCCGCTGTGATCGCATGAACCTGTATTCCCTGATAGG